ATTTAATGCCATATCTTCAGAGTTGTTAAATACTCCGTAAGAAGTACCACCAGCTCCGTAAGAGTTCATTGAAGCTAACATATCATCAATAGCTAAACTAGTTGATCTGTCAACAAACATCATGTACTCTTCAATAGCGCCTTGCTTATCAAATTCTGCCAAGATAGCATCGAACTCAGCTAAATCAGTAGCAGCGTTAACACCAGTTACACCAGTAGTAACATTACCTCTGTCTTCAATAGCATCGAATAAACCTTGAGTACCAATATTATCAGAGTCAGCTCTTAAGTGAGAATCTACAGTATTAGATCCAGAACCTTTAACAGACTCTAACATAGACATTTCTATGTAATCAGTAAAACGAGATCTTGTGTCAGATTCAGCTTTTAAATACCATAAGTATCCTGATTGACCAGCTTCAGTAGAAACTTCAACCCAACCAATTCTAGACGCATCAGATCCTGACACTTCATAAAAGTCTTTCATAATAATTGGTTTATTAGTAAAAGTTTTAAAATCAGGTTCGTTAGACGTGTGTCTTTCTTCTACTTTAGAAGCACCAGAGTTGTTGTAGTAACCAGTACCTTTACCATATTCAGAACCATAAACTAATAAAGTTGCAGATTTAGTACCAGTAGCTTGTGAAATAGTAGTAGCATCGTAAGCTTTAACTGTAACATCATTATCAGTAATTGTAGTTACCAAACACTTAAATATACCTTGAGCGTTTGCTACAATAACAGTATCGTTAACTCTAACACCGTGATTATCTGCAGTAAAACCTGAAGTCTCATCAATATCGTGTGTTATTTCAAAAACGTCATTGTTTTTTAAGTTACCTTTGTAAGATAAATGTAATCTACCTTGTTCAGACCATACTACTTGATCAGCAGTCATAGCCTCTTCTGCGCTAATTTGAGCAAGGAAACCAGAAATTGTACGAGGTCCAAAAACCTCAGCTTCTTTTTCCATCAAATCAGGCAGATATTGTTGACCCCAACCTGCATTTGATGCAGATGAAAGATCTAAATAATTTGTAGCGAAAGTTTGCTTTTGTGGAGCAGGAACGCTATTCAAATTATTACCTCCTGTAATTGCCATAATTTTGTAATTTTAAATTGTTATTTATTGTTTTTAATTTTAAACTTAAAATCAGAAGAATTATCACCTAACACTTTTACTTTTACACCACCTGCCTCTATTGTTCCATGAGCTTGCCTTGGATTCATATCAACGTTTTTGGCTTTAGCTACACTATTTTTCATAGCATCAGCTTTTCCTTGTTCATAAAAGTGCTTTGCAATAGCATCAGCGTTCATGGCTGTATATAAAGATTTATGATAACCCGCGGCATCTGACATTTCGTTTTTTTCGTTCAAAAACTTTTTGACAAAATTATTAATGTCGCTTTGAGTATTTTTTACTTCATCAGCATTGTTAATATTAAATCTATATTTTTTATCACCAACGTTATATTCAAAACCTTTGAACTTGTTGTTAAAAACAGAATCTGTTTTCTTTAAAAAATTAGATTTTTGTGCTTCTGCTTGTTTTTTAGTCTCTTCTGACTCTTTGTTATATCTATTAAAGAAGTCCCAAGCTTTTTGCTGTTCAGACGTAAGCTTTGAACCAGCTTTAATTTCTTCATAGTATTTAGACTTTTGCCCGTCTAAGTGGCTTTTAGCGTTGGCAACTTGCTCTTTTAACGCTAGTTTTTTTCTTCGTATATCTCTTTCGTCATCTTCTTCTTCATCGTAAGAGAATTGATCTTCCATAAGGAAGTTGATTTCTTCATTATTTAAATGAGGTTTTGTTTGCTTATAGTATTCATACAGTAAATTTTGATCATCTAACTTACTATAATCTTGATTAAGTCTAACATAATCATTTAAATCACCACCAGTTTCTTCCATAAAATCCATTAATTTTTGAATATTTTCTGGTAATGGTTTTCCAGTAGCTTCTGACTCTGCGACAGCTTCTTCAATTTTTTCTTCTACTTCAGCAACTTCTTCTTCAGTAGAATCTTCAGTGATTTCTTCTAATACTGAAGATTCTTGTGTTTTTGTTTCCGGCTGTACTTCTTCTTGTTTTTCTGTGGGCTCGGCATCTTTAGACTCTGCAACCACTCCGCTGTCGTCAGCGTTATCTTTTTTAGTTTCATTCTTTTCTTCTGGTTTTGGTGGTTTATCTAAGTTTACTTTTGTTACATTATTATCTTGTTGTTCGTTTTTAATTTCAACTTTTGTAACGTTATCTTGTGTAGTTTCTTCAACTACTTGTTCATCTTTTTCTTCCATAATATAATATAATAATAGTTAATAAATTTTATCTAGGGTCAAAAACACCTAAATCAAATCCTCCGCCTAGTATATCATTACCTGCAGACTCAAAGTTTTTAGGTGGTTTACCACTATTTCTTTGCTCAATCATTTCTGATTGTTGTGTAGCTTGTATCTTTGTTCTTTCGTCTTTACGATCTTCTTTTTCTTTTTCTCTTTTTTGCAAACCTTGTGTTTCAACATTTTTTAACTGCATATTCATTTGGAACTCTAATTGCATTAATTCTTTTTTATGCATTACCTCTTGTTGCATTTTCTGAGAATTTAACTCAGCTTTCATTTGCTCTAATTGAGCTTGACTTTGAGTTATTGCTTGATTCTTTTG